CGCGAGTAGGGTCCGCATGGGAGATGAATCCCTCTCGGGCTTTGCCGACGGCGGTGAGCTGGGTCAAGCTGGCGTCGGCGAGTTGTTCTGCCGCTTTTTTCGCCTGTTCGGTTAGGGCGCCGGTGGTGCCGGAAACCGCTTTGGCCAGGTCATTTTGGGCGGCCTGGGTTGCTTTTGTCGCCGACGCTAGTTTGCGCTGTGCGTCGGTGGCGGAATGGTTGGCCTCGACGAACCCGCCGATGACTGCGCCTGCGACCATGATGCCAACAGCCCATGGCCCGCCCAAAGCATCTACTAGACCGCCCGCGGCGGATTTCATGAGGGATAGGCCGCCTTTAGCGGCGCCCGCGGCGGCGTTGCCGATTTTCGCAGCATTGGAGGCAATGGTATTACCGGCGTAGAAGTAGCGTTTAGCTGCGACTTGCATAGTCTCAGACCCGGAGCTGAATGCCTCCCGCGACCTACCTAAGGCCTGCGTCAACCCGTTGGATGATGTAATCATGTATTGGGTTTTCGCGTCGAACTCGCTGATCGCCTTGTGGCCTTTTCGATAGTATTCTTGCAGGTCAGCAACGCCCTGTTTCATCGTGGCCATCGACTGGGTAGCCTGCTGGATTTTCGCAGGGAAGTCTGTCCAGTTTTTCAGGGCCATGACGGCGGCGATGCCGAGCAATGGGCCGGTGAAGTCGCTGGCGAGGGTGGCTGCAAGGCCGGCTACGGGGGTGAGGGCGGTAACAAGCCCGTGTACGGCGTCTGAGGCTAGGTGAATGCCTGATTCGGCGGCGGGGCCGATCTTGCCGAGGGCGGCAGTACCGGCGTCGGCGGCTGCCACCAAGTCATCCTGGAGGGCCTCAAATAGGCCGAGGGTGAGGTCTTCTTTGGCGTTGGCGAGGCGTTCCAGGGCACCCGGTAGGCCTTTGGTTTGAGCGGCGGCTACCTCGGCGGCTTGCCCCTGCCGGGTGACTGCTTCCTTGAGGGCATTGAAATCTTCGGTGGTTTTACCTGCAGCGATAGAAGCGAAGCGCATGGCATCGGAGCCGAACAGGGTGGCGGCCGCCGCTTGATATTGCTCCTCCGTCATGCGGTTTGACGCGGCGTTCAGTTGGCCAATCAGGGACGGCAGCCCTACGAACTTTCCCTTAGCATCGTAGACGGTTAGGCCCAGGTCGTGGATGGCGTTTTGCGCGGGTTTGCCTTGATCGGTGAGCGCCAGCAGAGACGTTTTCAGCAAAGTACCGGCATCGGAGCCGGTAATGCCGGCGTTGGCGAACATGGCGATTGCGGTCGACGTGTCGTCGATGCTCACGCCAAAAGCGTGCGACACTGTGCCGGCCTGCTGGAGGGCTTGGGCCACGTCGGTGATCTCCGCGGCAGAAGCGTTCGCCGAGCCTGCGAGAATGTCGGATACCCGGCCTGCTTCTTGGGCGCCCAAACCGAATGCCTGCAGAGCCTGGCCTTGGATGGTAGCGGCCTGGGCGGCATCAATCTGGGCGGCAGCAGCCAGCTGCAAGGTACCTTTGGAAGCTTCCATAGACTGGGCAACAGTCAACCCATTCTTGGCGAGCTCGGTCATAGCCGCTGCAGCATCAGATGCCGACGTGCCGGTGAGGCTAATGTCGTTGCCGAGTTCCCTAGCCTTGGCGCGCACAGCATCCATCTGCCCCGCGGTCGCCTGGGAAACCGCCGCCATGGTGTTCAGTTGGCTCTGGTACTCGGTGCCGACAGACACGATATCGCTGGCGACGCTGCCAAGGCCGAGGGCGACGCCGATACCTGCACCAAGTTTCCCTGCAATACCCAGGGCGCTGCCTAGGCTGGATTCCAGGGCGCGGTTGAATCCTTTAGTGTTCGGCTCAACCAGAATATCAATTTTGCCGCCAGCCATCATGCCCTCCTCTTAATTAACGATCTAGTTGCCGCGCATGCGCAGAAACTCCGTGATGGTGATCTTCTTTCTTGCCGGTTTAGCCGTCTTCTCCGCCGCCTGAGTGGCCGCCTGCACCAGCTGCTGCTGCAGCGCTGGTGGACGAACCGCGACAGGCCACAGCTGTGGCTGCTCCGGGGGCTTCACGCCTAGTAGTTTCTGGCGGGTTTTCTCCGCCTGCACTTCAGGGTCGTCGGGGTCGGTGATCCACGATTTATATTCGGAGTTCAGCCAGTAATCCTCCCGGTCCACCAGGCGGGCGATGTTTTCATCAGTAGGGGTCCACTCATCCAGCCCATCAGCGAGTATCGCTAGGTCAACCCACCACATTTCTGCCAGACATTGGCGGTAGTTCAGGTGGTATTTGGATTGGAACCCGACCAGCCGCCTAGCGAACTCCTGGGGGTTAACTAGCTGGAGGATGTAGGAAAAAAATTGCCATCGGCATCCCGGTAGCCGCAGATCTCACCGATGACATCAAACACCCGCATGACCTCGGCGAGACTTAACGTCATGAGCTTGTCAACGAACGCCTCTTGGGATTTCTTGGGGGAGTCGGACACCAGGGCGATAACCCGTGTGGCCTGGTCACGGACTGCTTCATCAGCATGGTCAAACAGTGCCCGAACAATGTCGTGAGCTTCCTGGCCGGTGAAATCTCGGCGCAACGACAGGTCAACGCCAAGCAGTGTAACAGGTACAGGGTCGCCGCCGTTGATAGCAAGGGCACGCTCGAATAGGTCGATTTTTTCCATGAGGTTTGTTTTCTCCTAGTGTTTGGAAGTAATAAGGGTTTTTAGGCAGAGCCGCCGCCTAGCCCGCCCTGCATGAGGCCAGCCAGCTTGTCGCGGAGGTTGCCAAGCGCTTGTGGCGGGTGGCTGGGAGGTTTAGCCGGCCAAATAGGACCCATAGCATCTGCTGCCCAGCGCGGCACCAAATGTATATGCAGGTGGGGGACGGTTTGGGTTGCCACCGCCCCGCTGGACTGAATGATATTCAGCCCGTCCGGGGCGACAGCTGTACGTAACGCCGCAGCAACCCGCAAGACAGCACGAGATAGGCACGCGGCATCAGCTTCTGGCAGCTCCCAAATATCGGGTATGTGCCGGCGGGGAACTACCAGGGTATGCCCGAACGTCGCGGGTCGAAGTGGGAAAAACGCCACGGCATGATCGTCGCGGTAGGCTTCCCTCGCCCAACCCTCCCCCATGATGATTGCGCAAAATGGGCATGAAGTGGTAGCCATTAGGGCACGGTAATGCCTGCGGGCAGCTCGGGGATGATTTCCTCGTAGCCGTCAAGGAAACTGTTGTCGAATTCCCAGCCGTCCAGGTTCTGGTCGTCGAGGGTGGCGCGCTTCGCCGGCGAAGCCAGGGTCACGCGAGGGCAGTAGAAAGCCATCTTGGAAACGCCGTCATCGAACCGGCAGAAGAAGGCAAATTCTTCGCCAAGCCCAAGCTCGGCAACGTAAAGGTCCCCCTTCTTAGTGATCTTGCCGCCCTGCAGGCGGGTCAACAGGGCCGCCTTGCTGTTGTCGACAGCGCGGAACTTCATACCGCTCTCTAGAGCATCGCGGATGATCTTGTAGATGGCATTGCGTTTGTTCCAGATTTTCTTCTTGGTGACCTGCTGCTCGGCGGTCACTTCGATGCCTGCCTCGATGCCGCCGTAGGGGTCCCATCCGGTGAGGGTAGCGGCAAACGGGTCGGTGGGCATGGCAGTGCCTACGGGGGCGCGGAAGGCATCGCCATCCAACCAAACATGGGCTTTTTTGGAATCAGCAAAATCAGACATGATTCACTCCTTTGTTAGATTGTGCGCCTGCGCAGGTGAACGCCAATGCGAACAGGCGCGTAGTAAATGATTCGGTCGAGACCCCGGTTTTTGTCCTCCAGCTGGATGGGGCCGTCCACCCAGTGGGCGGACCAGGCGTGGGTGTCATCAACGATGATGTTTTTTGCCCTGGACATCAGCTCCCCGGCGCGGGTGGCTAGGTTCCATGCGGTGATGTCGGGGTCTTCGGGGATGCGGGAAACGTCGGGTCGGGGCACCCAGGGGGTGATTTGGATGAGTACCCGGTGCAACCTGGGGTCGCCGCCCTGGTGCCCCACGGCTTTGACTGTGACATGGGGTTTGGTAAGAGGGTCGGGGACCTCCCGGCAGGTGACGGCACCACCGCGTAGCAGGCGAACAAATTCGGCGTCAGCCAGCAGATGTTTGCGTACCTCTCCGGGGATGTAGGCGGTGGGGATTATAGCGCTCATCGGGGCCTCATGCCTCGGTAGCGGCCAAATCGCATGGCGCTTCCGGTAAGGACGGCGTGGGCGGGGGTATCGGCTGTGCCGTATTCTTTGTGGATTGCGGTTTCGTCGTTGTCGACAACCCGCACCATGGTGCCCCGAACGTTGGTGCCGATGCCGTCACGGTAGTCGCCGGTGAGGACGGGGGCGATGGCCTTAGCTTGGCTGGCTATCTCCTGGGCGATTTTCTTTCGGGCTGGTACCGTTTGGCGCCGCAGGTCGCGGAGTATTCGGCGCCGGTACAGGATGAGTTTCGCTTTCGCCACTGGGGGTTTCCTCCTTTGCTTCCTTCTCGGCCGCTTCGGCCACTTCAGCGGCTTCGGCGGCACGGGCGGCTTGTTTCCTGCGGATGTCGGCGAGGTGGTAGGGGCTGCCGGCTGCGGTGTAGAAGGGGTTGCCGGCGTCGTCGGTGCCATGGTAGATGCCGTCGTGGACGCCTTCCTCCTCTGGCAGTAGCTGCTCGGCTTGAGTAGCAGGGATGGTTTCGGTCATGGTTGTTCTTTCTCCTTTGCTCTGCGGACTCGTGCCGCAATGTAGTCGGGTAGCCGACCTGGGATGCCGCGGGCAATGCCGTCGCTGATGCACTGCCACACCTGGCCGGCGGGGCCGATGAATTCGTCTTTGGCGGTGATGTCGAGGTCAGCCACAGCGGCATCTGCGGGGGCGAACATGACGAGTCGTTCGTCACGGATGCCTCCGGTGGGTGTGGTTTCTTGCATGCCGGTCCAGTAGGCCTCTTGGACGAGGCCAGTACCAGCGATGGGCTCGTAGGTGGTGGCGATGACTTCCCCGGTGATGGGATCGTCACGGGTGGTTGTTTGCCGCCGATACTGCCACCCGGGTTGGAAGAGGACACGAGGGGTTAGCATCGGTCCTCCGGCAGCGTAGGTGTTGCTTTACGACGGATGCTCCAGGCGCCCTGGGCCAGCTGCGGGGACAGCAGGACGATCTCATCGGTGGTGAGCCACAGTCTTGAGCCTTGCCCCAGGCCGCCGTCGGTTTCCCATTGCATGGTCACCTCCGGGTAGGCCAGCTGGGTGAGTCCACCCCGGTCTTCTTTGGCGATAGCGCGGGTCACCATATCCTCCACGACGCCAGCAACAACCTCAACACTGAGTCGGCGTTGCTGGATACGGGTGGGGATGCTGGGGAACCGCTGAAGGATGATGTGCTCCGCCCTCTCAATGAGGCGTTTCACTTCCTCCAGGCGGGTGCCGTCGAGGTGTGGCCACAGGGTTTTAGGGTCGGCGGTGAGCCAGGTGGCCATGGGGGTTACTCCTCCGCTGGTGGGGTGGCTGCGGTGACTGCCGCGATGATTTCGGCTTTGGTCTTGCCTTTGACGTCAATGCCGAGCTGAACAGCTACAGTGACCCAGTCGGCTTTCGGGGCGCCATCGGCTGGCAGTCGGATTGGCGTCTCCTGCGGCGTGGTAATTTCCTGGTCGAGGATGATGTAGCCTTGCCGCCGGTAGTATTCCAGCCGGTCGTCGGGGACGTCAGTGCAGACACCACCGACGAAAAGGTCAGCGCCGATAGGGCCGGTGTAGCCCTCGACGGGGGTTTTCACGATAGCCATGATTAAGCCCCGATCTTGACATTGCGCAGCACCGCGGCGGCCTTGGTGGATTTGAGTACTGGGGCGACCGGCCCAAGCTCCACTTCGCCGCGCTTCACGGCACCGGAGGTGCTGAAGTCAGGCAACCACGTGCGCAACATCTGGCCATCGGTAGTGGTCACGCCGTGGAATCCATCTAGGCCGATGCGCACAGCATAGATGCTGGTCTTGCCCGCGGCCGTGGGGATCACCGGGTCGTTTGTGCCGGCTTTCTCGCCAGCATCCGCGAGAATGACGTTACCGAGCATTTCCCGGACGATTTCATGGCCATTAGCCCCCAGCAGCCCCTCGACCGGCTGTTGAGTGTAGAGGTTGGCCCGGCGCGCGGCTGCCCGGATCTTCGCCAGCACACGCTTATTGCAGAGCAGCAGGGTGGGCGGGCCATCCAGGGCGCCGAGGAGTTCGTCCAGGTCGTCGAGGATAGCCAGCGCAGAGTCGGCGGTGGTGAGAGCGGTCCAGTCTTTCTCTCCCGTGGCGTTCAGCTCGGTCACGGAGTCCTTTAGCGCCTTGTCTAGGCCATCAAAGCCTTTGGCGTCGACCGCGGTGTCGCCAGTGATGATCGCGTCGTTGAATTTCGCATTGGTGGCTTTGATGAGCTGAGAGGTTTGTAGGGCCACCTCGTCGCTGGCTGCGGGGCCGAGGTGGGCAAGCACCCGATCCACTTCAAAAGTACCGCCCAGTGGCTTGAGCTCCACGGACTTTTTTACAGTCTTGACTTCTTGGGGGGTGTATTCTTTGCCGATTTCGCGGAATTCGGCGCCCCGCTGGGTGACCAGCCGCCGGTAACCGTATTCGAGAGTGGCGCCGCCACCTGCGGGGTTGACCGCGGTATCAAAGATCAAGGCGTCTAGCAGCGGGGAGTTTTTGCGGAACTCGTCGATGATCGCCGGGTCGTAGTCTTCCAAAGTGTTGAGTTTGGCGTCTGCCAAGGTAATAGGCATAGCGAGCCTCCTTATCTTTTATGTGATGTTGTAGTGGTTGCGGAGTGCCTCGGTGAGGCTGCGGGGGGTTGCCCTACCGCTGGCATGTCGCCCTTGGGAGGGGTCGACCGGCGGCTCGCCTAGCGCCGCGGCTAAGGCCTTGGCGTCGGCGACGAGCTCTTCCGGGGTTGAGCCCTGGATGTGCCCGGCCAGATCAGCAGACAACCCTGCAGTTTTCAGCGCCTCGGCAACCGCCGCCTGGCGCTGCTGTTCGGCGATCTGTGCTTCCAGAGCCGCCACGCGGTCCTGGGCTGTTTTGAGGTCTGCTGCGGTTTTCTCCTGCTCGGTCATCTGGGCGCGCTCGAACTCTGCCAAGCGCGCCTTCAGCGCAGCGTTTTCCTTATCGAGGGCCTGGCGTTTGTCGCGTTCCTTTGCTAGGTCGGCAAGCACTTGGGTTTTTGAGCCCCGACCGTTCGGGTCGCCGCCATCTCCGTCGCTGTCGGCGTCAGCGTCGGCGCCGGTGGCGGCTGATGCGGTTTCGCCTTCCCGCTGCCGGCCACTAGCCTGGGGAGCAGAAGCCGCTCCCTCGGCAGTACTAGAGCCGCCGGCTAGTGGCTGACCGTCGATAGGGGGCTGCGTCACGCACCGAATGTGGTATCGCATTAAACCGTTGACAATCACAGATCTTCCTTCCTTCTTTGTTTTTGGGCATAGAAAAACCGACCTCCTCTTTTGGGGGTCGGTGTCACAGTTTTTTAGGGGTTACCAGAGTGGGCAGCTGAGGGGCGGCGGGGCGGCGTTTTTGTATTTCTCTTCCCGGTCGCAAGGCTTCCACATGCCAATACCCGCGAGCGCATCTACGTATTCTTCGGCCCGCTCACGTGACCACCCCATGGTATCCATATAGGATTGCACGATGACATCCCAGCGAGCATCAATAGGGACATCTGTGAATAACATAATTACAATGCTACACCTGGGTAAAAAATTCATCAAGAGCAGGCATAATATACTGCGCAAATTCGGAGTCCTGCCACTGTACGCTATCTAGAACATGCTCCTGGCCCCGGTGAAAATTCAGGGTGTTTACCAGCCTCGGTACCTCGGTTTTAGTGGTCACCCACTGGGCATATGCCCGAGCGAAAAGCTCGTCATCTAGCAAAAGATAGATCTGGGTGTGGCTCTCCGTTAGATTCCCCGTATACGTTGCAATCTCACGTGTCGACGGTGCTTGCCGAATCGCCGCAAGCACGGGTTTCATCTCTGGCAGGGTTTCATATTTCCATTTGATGAGATGTCCTAGCTCATGGAGAGTGGTTAGCTCCTGCCCTTGGAAAGTCCCGTTAATCGTTACTCGGTAACGTGTAATCCCATTTTCAACGGTTCGGTACGAAGTTCCGCGGATCGGACTCTCTTCCACTTTCGCCCCGAGGCGATCACGACCGTTCATTAGCTCGATTTTGTATTCGTCGGGGAGGAACGTTTTCCCTTGGTGCGCGTCATCCATATAGCTCAGTGCCCGGTTGACAACCTTGCGGAATTGCCTGGGGGTCGTGGTTATACGCTGGGAATACTCGTGTTTCAGCCTAGCGTCAATCTCGGCGCCGAGGGCGGGTTTAGCCTGATCGTCAGCACTGCTTCCTGCAGAGAGCGCAATACTGCGCCTATCGCCAATCCTGCGGTTAACCGCACGAATTTCGGGATCACGCTTCGCCCACGGCCACTTACCAGATAGGTCTGGTGTGGCGTCGGTGAGGAAGCCGTTCTTATGTAGCAGCGCTAGGGCCAAGTCGCGGTCGTCGCCGGCGATACGGTAGATTTCTTCCGGCATCAGCCTAGCTACCGACGTCCGCCGGTATCTACCACCGGTTTTCTCCAGCGCCGCCCCGTATTGCTTCCGCAGGTAGTCGGCCGCCCACCCGCGTTTCGTGGTGCCTTCGGTGGTGATGAGCCGCCGCCTACCGCCTGCCGAGGTGATGGTTTTCATGCCCCGGCGGGCATTAACAACCTGGTTGATGTCGGCGCCATCGCGGATAGCCTTGGCGCCTGCTTTGGTGAACACCTTGGCCTGCTGCTCCGGCGCTAGGGAATCGAAGTATTCCTTGGCGTCGAAATAGAACAGTTTGTGCATATCCGACGTGGCTTCGGAGACTGGAATGGCGGTGCAGTCGCATCCGGGGTGCCGAAGGAACCGCATACTGCTGCCGCCTTTTTTGCCGGCCAGGATGGCGCATCTGGCGCAGCATGGGGGGCGAACCACTCGGATCCACGCGGCGCCAGGCCTGGCGGCTAGGTGGGTGAGTATGGCCATGCGGGCGGCATCAGAGATGGCGGTTTGGGTGGCGGTTGCGAGCATCACGCCCGCGTGGTGCCACGCCTGCGCCCGCTCCGTGATAGGGGCTTCGGCGTCGACCAGCTCGGTGATTTTTTGGGCTTGGGCGTAGGCGAGTCCCATCACGGGGTCGCCGCTGCCTGTTACCCCTGCGAACGCCTCCGGGGCCGCTGACAGCTCCGACACCTGGTCGTAGTGTTGTAGATCCAACGCAACATCTGCTGACGCGATTGCTGCTTGGGCCGCCAGCAGTTGCCCGTGGGCCACCATCTCGGTGAACGGCAGGGCGTGGCTGGCGAACCAGGCATTGGGGGCCTGCGGACTGTTGGGTCGCCAGGCAGCGAGCACCCGCCGGACTATCTGGGCGATGAGTCGCTGCCGGTAGTCGGCGGCGGCTTGGAGTTGTGGGGGGAGCCTGGAGTACTGGGAATCCAGCATGGTGGTAGGCCTCCCTCCATGCCGCTAGACGACGGCTAGCGCGACTACGGTGGTTCGCGTTCGCCCGAGTTGTCGTCAGCGCCGCGTTCGAGCTTTTCGATGATGCCGCCCATGCTGTTTTCCTGCTCCAGCCACTCCAGTTCACGGTCGATACGTTGTTGCGGCCATCCCATCTCGGCCATGGCCCCACGCACTGACATGAACGGGCGGCCGCCCGTGCTCTTTTGCAGCGCATCGGCGCGTTGCGACTCGGTGGGAGTGCCCGGGTTCTGCCACAGGGTACTGATCCTGCCATCGGCTTCCCAGCTGCCGGTACGGATCCGCTCGGCGATGCCTAGCGCCCACGCCCACCCAGCACCTATGAGAGTGTTTAGCCGCTCCACCTGTTTCACAAGGCGGGATTCGTCGGCACGGATGGCGCCCTCGGCGGCGGGGTTGGCGGTATTTTGTCCCATCATCCGCACCGGCAGACCGGTCACGGTTGCTGCTTGTTCGGCCAACATTTTGACAGTGTCGTGGAACCCTGACAGTGTGGCACCAGCTAGCTGCTCTACTTTGGCGTCTTTACTGGATAGCGCCCAGATCGACCCCAAATATGTATCCCAGGGGTCCTCAATCTGCTTGCCATCAGCGTCTACGAAATCCTTCTGGCTCACGCCTAGGGCGACTTTCTGAGGTGTTGCTACGGTTTCCATGGCTAGCTGGAGCTGCAGCATCACCCGGCCCGCCATATCAACCAGGGGCCGAAGGTCTGCCAGTTGGGTCTCACCCGCCCATTCCCCAGTTCGTTGCCGGTTGAGAATCATCACCAGCGGCACCCGGCCTAGGCGGTGTTTGATACGCCTGGTTGTTTCCCATTTCCCGGCGCGGCGGTCGATGAGCACGGTGGAGTCGGGGAGGTAGAGGGTCATGTATTCGGCGATGCCGGTGTCATCCCGGTAGATGCGGAGGGCCGCGGTCATTTCGCGGGTGCGCGCATCGACCAAGGCTGCTATGTCTTTGGGAGATTCGGGCATGATCCGGGGCCTGCCGCCGCCGTCGCGGGCGGCAACGGAGATAAACGCCCGACCGTAAATGAGCAAATCGCGGTGCACCAAATGTGATAGGGAATCAAGGTCGTTGGCTTCCCAGTCGGCACGCAGCTCGGCATCCTCTTCAAGCGCCCCGGAGCGCAGGAACATTCGCACGTCCTGCCGCTCCTCAAGGACGTCAATATAGGTCCTGCACCAATTCAAAGGAAAAGCAAACGGCTGCACGTCAGGCGGCACTGCAATACCCAAATTGCCGATTTCCTGCAGGCCTCGGTAGTAGCGCTCGTTTTTGCGGTCTTCCCGGCGCTGCCGCTGAATCTTGTTGAAGAGCTTTTCAGTGAGTCTTCGTTCTTCTGGCGTGAGTTCCATTGTCACCTCCTTCTGCGGCGGCCTAGCACAACGACCCTGGCTGCCGTCGTACTGTTTTCCCAATCGTCGGCGTGGGCGTCCATGGCTGCTTCGTGGGCGAGCACGGTGGCCATGGCGGGGTCAATTTTTTGCTGTTCCGTTGCTTTGCCGAGCACATACATTTGGCCAGGCTTGGCAACCTTTCGAGCGTTGGCTATAGCCAGGCTGGTGAGTGGGCAGCCATCATGGGTGATGCGCCCCGTTGTCAGGTCTACCTCGAACCGCCTAATTGCTTGGTACATGCGTTTGATACTGTTTGTGGCCCACTCGAACACATGCTCGGCACCGTATTTGAGGGCCCATTCGCCGATCTCGGAGCGCCAATCCTGGGGATCACAGTACATGCGTTCCACCTGGTAGCGGTCGAAAAGCTCGTCGACGGCGGCGGCTACCTCCCCGCGGGGTATACGGCCTTGCCACTCGGCAGGATTCCAGATAGTGGGCCTGTCATCTGGCCCATAGCGGGGTGTGAACGAGAACCCGTCAAGGGTTTCGGCCCTGAGCGCGGTCCAGTCGTTGTTTTCTGACCCGTCGAAGCCCACGCAGAGCTGCGTGCCGTCAGGGGGATTCCCCAGCCATTGCATAGTGTTCCTCCCATAGTCCTGCTGGCAGCCAGCTGCCTGATGAGTAAGCGACCCGGTTACCGAAAAAACGCTCGGCCTGTTCGGGGTCGCGGAGGGATATTTCGTCAGCCTCAGCCAGCACCGCGTCAATATTGACCCAAGGACTGCCTTTATAGACGGCTTCGAGGATTCGGCGCCGGTCTCGTTTCCGCTCCCACTTCAAATGCTTGGGCGGTGGAATGTAGAACGTTGCCACGTCACTCAGATTGGCTTCGAGCGTCGTTTGGGCGACAGATTGTTCGGCGGAGTCATAGGCGTTTGTCGTCTCGATCGCTCTACCGCCCATGCCTGCCAGACCACGGCGCTGCGCATCAGCAACTTTCGTCATGCGGTTACGCTTGGTCCACAACCCCGTTTCGTCCTGTTCACAAAACGTTACGGGGTTGCCGACACGGCTGTCGGCGCTGGCGGTTACGGCGTCGATCCGGTCGGCGTCGTCGCCGCCCAGGCCGCCGAGGATACGCACGAACCCATCACGAACTGCCATTTGGTGCCGGAGGGGACCCATCTGGATCATCGCCCGCAGCGGCCTGTAAGTGTTTTCCACCTGGTCCTCAGAAGTAGCAGTCAACTGAATCAGCGGCGACGGGTGCGGCCGTCCCTTGGGCTCCCCAGCCTGGTAAGGAAAGACGAAGCCACAGGGACAGCCCCAGTCGGAACATCTGTAGGCATCCCCAGCGGAAGCCCAGCCGTCAAACTCGGCGGGGCCCACCGCTTGGATAGCCGTCATTGACGCCGCCCACGGGCCCTTGCCGGTCTTCTGCGGGGCGATAACCTGCAGCCGACGGTAGGTGAACGCCCTGGCGCCCAGTGGAACGCCTTCCCATTGCAGCCCTACGCGGATACGGCCGAAGTTAGCGGCGCACCAGAATTGCCAATCGGACCAAACGAACGCCTCCCCACGCCTATAGCCATCGGGGATAAGACAGTGAGCCCGCGCCCAGGCATCCCACAGGTCCCCGAGGGTGGGAAAATCAACAACCCAGTCAGTTGGCAGGATCATCGTCGTCATCCTTTACCGCCCGCAGGCGACGTCTGGGCGGACTATCACGCTGTGGTGGCGGGGCCGACTCGGTGACGGAGTCGTCGTCAGTGGTGGAGATTGTCCAGCCGTTGAGCAGGAGACCAGCAGGCGACAGGCCGATGCTATCGGCAAGCCTTAGCACTTGGGTCATCATTGACGGCGTAGCCCCTGGCGCTTCGCTACGGACAGCCCAGCGCACATAGTGCGCAATGGTCAGCCACCGCCATTCTTCTTCCGCCCACGCCACAGCCTGGGGAAACCGCCAGACCTTTTTCCATAGGGCGCGTTCCCTGGTGTAGCCGGTTGGCAGTGGCCACTGCGGGGGTTTGCCCGTGTAGCCGGACGCCGGCAGCACCCGCAACTCCGCGGAGATACCGCGGGCATCAGACCTGCCGGACCGCGGGTCTGGCGGCGGCCCCGACCGGGGCCTAGCGCCACCACTGGGCATAAAAACCACCCCCTACCAAAAGGTTTCATCGAGCAAAATACTGGGTTTGAGGGTTCAAAAACCGCTTCTGGCCTGCTATTTTTGAACCCTCCGCACCATCTAGCCACCTCTGTCACGGCCAATAGCGGGCCTGCTACAGGGGGTATCCCCCTGGGTCAGCGGCGGCCACGGCGGGCGGCGACCCGGTCGGCGCCGTGCCGGCTGTTGCAGCTGCGGCACAGCACCGCCAGAGGCTGGCCGGGGTCGCCGCCATCGGCGAGGGCATGCGCGTGCTGGGCGGTGAGGTCCCGCGCCGGGTGCGGCGGGCGGCGATAGCCG